TCTCCGCCACTTAAACGATAATATGCCAGAAGTGCTATAAAATCTACAGAAACGTAGATAACACATAGTCTTCTGGCATTTTTTATATGTTCGTATATGTTCGGGAATGTTTATATAAAAGTCGTTGATTTTTCCCCATTTTGTCCCCGTAGTTTCCCCTTTTTCGAGACATAAAAAAAGCACCGTAAAAGGTGCTTTTCTCATACAGATAGTGTATCTAAGAACTGCTGTTCTTGCTCTTTCATCTCGTCCGTTACATGTGTATAGGTCGATAATGTCGTTTTAGGTTCGTTATGTCCGACACGTTCCATAATCGTTTTTAACGGAATATTAGCCTCGGCTAACAAAGATATGTGAGTATGCCTAAAGGTATGTGTCGATACATGCTTATGGAAGGGAATACTCTTTAATAATTTATTTAAAAACTGAATATCGTATGGCTGGCCACCATCTGTTACGAATATATAGTTATCTGGGTTATTATAATTCTGAACAATTTGCTTGCGTGTATGGTTTAGCTGTAACCACTCGACAAGTATTTTTCGTGCTGGTTCTCCTAGCGATACTTTTCGAGCAGAATACTCGTTCTTAGGAGTTAAGCGTTCATTCTTTTGAGATAGGGTAGCATTTATATCGATATACATTTCTTTAGCATTATAATCTTGTGTCCGTAATGCTCTTAATTCACCGATCCGTAAACCAGTTAAGGATAAGAATTTAAATAAAGTGGCGACTCTATGATTCTTTTTATCGACTAGAGTTAATAATTCATCTAATTCAGTCTTCGTTAAAAACTTATTTCTCGATGCCTGTAGCTGCTCTGGTGTCTTCGACGGCTTTCTTAGTACGACATCATCGAATAGGTCGATATTAGAGATATAGCCCATTCTTTTACCGTATTTAAAAGATTGTCTTAAATATCCATAAGCAGCTTTAACATAGGACCACGATAATTCTGTTAACTTCTGATTAATAATACGTTGTACATGAATAGCTTTTAATTGAGTAGCTATAATGTCGCCATTAAACCACTTTTTAATAATAACGGCATATTTATCGATATTGCGCTGTGTCGTAACCTTTCGGATCCCGCGTTCAGAATTAGCAAATTCGTCGACTAATTCACCGATAATCATCTGTTGTTTATGGTTAGCTCCGTTAAGTATCGTTTCGATTTTATCGGATAAGATACGTTGCATCTCCTTATGAATAGCCTTCGTATTCTTAGAAGATGTAGCATAAACCTTCTTATTCTTGCCGGTAAGTGGATCCTTATAGCTTTCACCATAACGATACGATAGAGTACCGTTCTTTAGCTTACGTTCTTCAATAAACATATATAATAATACTCCTTACTGGCGTTTAAATAAAGAAAGCACATTAAAGAGGGCCGTCAATTGTTCCTCGGTCATATAACTCAAGATAATATTAATATCGTCGATTAGTTCCTCACGTTCACGGTTATCGACAACGATAGTACAAGCATCTTTTACGGTATCAAAATCCGTATTTAGAACATATGCTAATGCTTCGATCACGTCGTCGGATACAGTTTTAACGTAGCCATTTTCGAGCATAGTATACGTAGTACGCTTATAGGATGCCTTCTTAAGGTCGAGGGGCGTGATACCTTTACCATTGTTTAACAATTTCTTTCTAAGATAGTCTTGTACAGCATCGGCTAATGCTTGATGGCTTAACCCGTTCTGTTTTCTTAAATTTTCTAGTTTGATTAATTTAGGCATATTAATAATCCTCCTAATAATAGTATAATTCATACATAAACTAAAGTCAATGACATGTATTGACTATTCGCATATGTTCATATAAGATTAAGATGTAGATAAAATTTGTAATTGTTTTTAAAACGGATGCTGTAGAGTGGACACTGTGGCATCCTAGAAAGGATTTTAATGGTAGCTCAATGGGCTAGCGTTACTAATTTAGCTAAAATCTTCGACATCGGAAGAACAAAGGTTACTGAATTGGTACACCAAATGGAAATTGATCCCGAGTATAAGGACAATGTTATCTCTTTTAGTCATAAGAAGAAAAGCGTTAATATTGAAGCCTTTCGAGAGTTTCTGGTTACGAAAATTAGTCGTAAGTGGATAAAATAACTCTTGTTATGCAAAAATGATATAACTAGCGTTACCTTAAGAAGCAAATTGTCACGGTTATATATGTTATGAAAGCGCCGTTAAGGAAGCGCTAGTTATTAAATTTAAATAAAGGATAATCACAATGAAAAGAATTGAATTATTACAAGCAAAAGTTAAAGATTTTACTATTATTAAAGAGGTGGCCTTCGATCATACTAACGGTCACCAATATCAAGTTAAAAATAATACTACCGGCGAAGTAAGCATCAAGAATACATTCGAACTTACCGGTCAAGAATTCACTTCAGCTAACGGTTACAAAAAGAAGACTGATCGAGTTTTAAAAGACGATGCTAAAAGCAGAACTCATGGTATGACTCGTACTAGATTTTACCGTATCTGGAAGCAAATGAAATCTAGATGTAATAATCCTAGCCAGCAACAATATGAGACTTACAGCAAAATCGGCTACGATGAACGCTGGGATGTATTCGAGAACTTCTATGATGATATGTTTGAATCTTATGAAGAAGGCTTAACTATCGATAGAATCGACGGTAGCAAACCTTATGGCCCTGGTAACTGTCGCTGGGCTGATAGAAGTATGCAGCAACGTAACATGAAATCTAATCGTAAAGTCGAAGTTAGCGAAGGCGTCGAAGTTAAGTTAATCGATTTAACCGATGCGTATGGCATGAACAATAATACTGCTAGAAGCCGGTTAGATAATAGCCATTGGGAGCTCACTAGAACATTATGTATCCCGACTAAAAAAGATCCTTTCAACTTCGCTGCGCTTAGCGAAGCTGCTCAAATTGAATGGCTCCATAAATCCAATAAAATACTCGAATCTATCGTGGAAGATGCTGTTAATCAACTGGCGTCTATGGATGAAGATCCTAATATTGCTTATCTTAAAAAACAAGGCATCATCGTCGAGATCGGTGAGTGCTAATCACAATCCTCTACCTGGAAATATCTGGGTAGGGGATTTTTTTATACTTAAAACGCAATACCTGGTGGCGACGGCTAAGTCTGCTTCTTCTGAATAATAATACAGTGTCGTTCTGTATGATAAAGAATTAATCCTAGGATAAATTATATTGGTCAGATATCAAAACTCGCTCACAGCTCAAATTTCGAAGTTTTATGGCTATTGTAGAACCTGTACAACACGATAAGCGCGGGCCGAAGCTTTAGCTGAGTACAATTCAGAAATAAGCTCTGTACGGTGAATAGCATACCCGATGATTAATCATATTAGCGACATAGCAAACAGCCCTTAGAAGCTAAATTTCGAAGTTTTGGAAGCATTAGAGGAATCCGGTATATAGTGCATCCTAATCAAGATATTTTGGTGTAGCGAAGCTGTTATCAATCGCTCTAGGAGCGCTTGGGATGCTTCCTGCCCGAGGTGTACATGGTAGGCTCTCCTCAAAGGGAGCTTCGTATCAAGAATTCATTTAAAGGCTCTGTGTGCTTCGTAAGGATACTCTGGGTAAGTTTGTATGATCTCGACTCAAAACGCTCTCAGAAGTCAAATATCGGAGTTTTATGAGTATTGTAGGAGGACGGGATATCTTTGTTCTGTATTCAAACTTAAAGGGAAGCTGGGTTAAGAAGGTTAAATAAGGATTGCTATTTAATGCGCCATCTTTTGTAACGAAGACAGCTTAATATCGTTTGTAGGATGTACGGTATTTCAGAGACCATGATTTTTTCGCTGGGGCCGAGGCGCTAGCCGAGTATGATAAAGGTTTTGTTCTTAGTATGCTATTCGTAATATAGAACATACGTTCTTAGTATCAAACACTTGAGGGATGTGTTCTGGTTTAGGATATCCTGGCCCGCGAAAACCTTGTTTGATGCCCGCGTAGGATATCTTATTAGAAGCTTAAATAAGCCGCGCATGCTATTGCATTTATTATCTAAACCCGGGAGCGGCATAGGATACAAGAGCTTTAAGATCGAGAACATCTAGTGTCATTAAATAAGCTTAAATTCGCAGCTAGGTTTGTTAAATAAATGATTAAAGTATAGGGGCCCGGGATTTCGTTCCTTAATAGCAAAAATATCCTTATAGGATGCGTTTGAAAGTGAATAGAATAATCCGCCGCCATGATTAAATCACTTATTATCTAACCTAACCTACGAAGCAAAAACATCTATATTAAATAATTAAAGCTATTAACACTAAATATCCTTCTTTAAGCTACCAGCTAGAATCTCCATATTAGATAATTATAGTTCGCGGGCTGGAAATAGCCGAAGCTCTCCTAGAGAGATTCACCTTCAAAAACATCCTACACTCAATAACATCCTTGCCCGCGAAAAACTCATACCGATCACCATGATAAGGTTTTCTCCTTCAAACACTATCCATAAGTTCCTACAAGTTCCTACCATGTGCGTAATAACATAGTAGAGAACGTTTGTTATTTATTAACGGGAGCTACCGGGCTGGAAATATCCCAAGCGCTCCCGGAGCGATTGCTGCTAACGTTACATATCCTTCAAACACCATCCTACCCGGTAGCGTTTGATACTGGAAACACCTTCTAATAAAGAATATTAGATTCTCCATCATATTAGTACAATATAATCTACTCCGTGCGTAATATATAGTATGAGAACATAATCTTAATGGACTCCGCATCTTAACAGCGAAAACCAGCTTAATGTAATCCGCCACGAAACGTTTCCTACCAAAGGTCGCTAGCGCTCCCCCTAATGAAACTATCTCGGTCGCTATCGCTCCCTTCGCCAGTTTCATTCAATTTAAAACTTCACTAAAATTTCATGTTCAAACTAACCCAAGCTGTAACTCTCGTTTGTAATATATGTTTCGTAGAACGTTTTCGCTAAGAGATATCGTTCGCTAACGCTCACTCATCTCTTATCTCAAGTTCTACTTCACATAGCCCTCGTCGACGGTATAACCCCGGCATCCGATCTTAATCGGTATTTGTTATTTCTAAAATTTAATTCGTTATAAACTTGTCGACGACGGCAACCTATAGTATAATATAAGTATAGTAGATGATCTTAAATTAAAAAAATAAAAACTTTATTTTGCAGAATGTATATAGCTTTCTTTAAGAAAAAAATCACTTTTTAAGTTAAAAAATAGCTTTTAAACCAGTAAATATCTATATAGTTAAGCAAAAATGGTTTACATGAATTCATGTAAATTAAAAAGTAGTATTTTCAAGAAAACGTGTAACGATTTTTATAAAGAATGGACGAACAAAATGAAAGACACAAGCAATGCATTTTATGATTTAGCAAATAACAGTGACGATATTAAAGTCAATCCAATTAAAGACGATATTGATTATTCTAGCGCTGATACCAGGAAGACAACATCTCAAAAAAACAATCCTTACGATATTAAACTTTTTTCTACTAACTATGAGTTCGCTTATTTGAATAACTCTCGAGTATCTAAAGTTATGATTAATAACATGGCTAAATTTAATGAAAAAATCGATGATTATCGCTATATGGCATGCTTAACTTTCTTATGTGGTTATGCAAATAAACACAATGTTTTATGCCGTAAGACAGAAAGAGAAAATATGCCACTTTCTCGTAAGGAGATTGAAGATATTCTCGAAAATAGCTATTTTAACATGAAAAAGAGAGCATCCGCTGATTTTTTAAATAAAATGTTTAAATTGGATTTAATAATACATATTAGACCGACAAAGGACATTAAAGAACAATTTATCGTCAATCCAGCTTACTATAACGGTGCGCCAACAGGTCAAGTTAGTGTTTCATTATTTAAATACTTTAATAACTATATGAAATGCTTATTTAAACCGGCTCAATATTTAGAAGTTATAACTGAATTATTTAAAGACGAATATAGATACTATAGCAATAAAGGATTCGACATCGTAGAAGAAGACACTGATGAAAATAACGTTCAAAAGATTAAAGACGGCGAAGTATTTGTTGTCGAAGAAGAACATAGAGAAATGACAGTAAAAGAATTTAATGTATTTGCTAAACGATACGATATGTCTAAGATCTTAAATGTTAAGTCAGATAAACGTATTAAAAGCTTATTTTATAACGATAGTTATGCTGGCCTAGTTGGTGAGCATAAGAATAAAGAATATGTATATTGCGATCTCGCTGATGAATTAGATACAAAATACGATATATTTAGTGTACTCGCTAGAATTAACGGCGATACAGATATGCATAATTATAGATACTATGTAGAATACTTAGCTCAAATTTTAAATGTAACAATTAAGGAATAAGATAATAATGAATACTACTAAACTTGAAATTTTTAGAAACGACCTTATTAAGATTTTAGACTTCGATAATTTAAGACATTATATCGATGATGAAGCATATAGTAGAGATAAACAAATTGAAGCATATTTTAAGCTTTATCATCCAGAATATAAAATTGTCTTTTGTGCAGTAGCCGGTGATCCTTTTGATAGAGAATTCTCATCCTCCTATAGCATCGTAGCTAAAAGAGAAGATACATTAATTCATGTGGTAATGCATAACGACTGGGACAATGGCTTAACTACAGTTTCTGAATGTATTCCACTTAAAACTCAAAATAAAACTCAACCTAACCCAATACATTAAGAGGTGTAATTATGGAAGAAAGAACAATTACTCTTAACAGTGAAGAATTAAAATATACATCAAAAATATATAGTTTAATAGGCAGAAGATTTCTCAATAAATATAATGTAGATCGTTTTTATTATCATTTGATTGGCAAGACCGAAGTTAAAGAATTTAGTGAAAGACTTATTAACAAGATTTCTACAAGATTAAAGGTTTATTCAGTAGAAATTAAAGAAACAGAATATCCAGAGGATAGTTTTCAGACAGATGCTGATAGTATCCGGACATGTCAAATAATAATTATAAATACAGAAGTTTGTAAGAATATTTATTATGTAATAAATTTTATTCTCTATCCTCAAAGCATTTCCTATAATATGACAACTGGAATTCTCTTAAGAAAAACAACAAGCGAGAATTTGGATGATAATGAGTCACAAGAAACAGAAGATTAATTTAATAAAACTTCACTAAATCTTCATTAATAAATTAACCCGGAATAGTAAATCCGTTTGTAATATATGCTATGTAAGGCAACAGCGATAAAACTTAATATTGAATTAACTAAAGCACTGTTTCCGATCATACGCAGTGCTTTTTGCTTACCCAGATCGCGATCGGCGCCTTAAACACATCTCATTATTTAACCTTTAATCTTACTAACAATAACATATGAAAACTAATAATATATATCCTATTAATACTCCTTATACTAAAGAACAAGAAACTAAATTATTTAATGAATATTTTAGTACTCCGTCCTCCCGTATAAAAAAATCAATTAAAGATAAACTCGTACTAAACCAGGTATCTCAAGTGATTAGTATAGCTAAAACCTTCCGCGATTCTGACGACATTGACGACTTAATCCAAGAAGGTATGGTAGCTGTGCTAATAGCTTTTAATAAATACAACCCAGATCACGATACTAAGTTTTCAACTTACGTTCGTCCAGCAATTAACGGCCATTTAATCCGGTATTTGCAAAAGAATAAGATGTTACGACTTCCGGACCGTACACCTAAAATTCTCAAGCAAATTAATAAGGCCAAAGAACTACTTAATAGACTCGATAAACGCATAACTACTACAAATATTGCTGAGTTAACTGGGCTCGATGAACAACAAATCATCGACATCCTTAACGGTATTCAGCTTGTCGAACTTAATAAGTTGAACGACGAAGGTGAAGAATTAATCAATACAATCGAGGATCCGACCACGATAGAGGCTTTTAATAGCGTCGAATCTTCGAAACTTGATTTAAGCTCTTTAACCGACGTTCAACAACAGATTATTATGCGCGACTTCTACGATGGATACAACGACGAAGAAATAGCTGAACAACTTAATATCGCAATCTCCGATGTAAAACAAGAAAAGCTAAAAGCACTTGATATCTTGAGATACACACTAGAAAGGAACTAACTATGGAAACATTAAAAGTAAGAAGACCTCTTCCTGGCGAAGAGGAGGGTGTACTTCGCAATGATAAAGAAGTAACGATCGTATCCGATGCTCTTGTAACGTTCATTAGCACCTGGTCAATTATAACGATTATACTGGCCACATACTCGTTTTATTCGTTTTTCTTTAAATAAAGGTACCTAAATCATGAAATATACTCCTACGCAAAAACAACAAATAAAGGACTTGCTTGATAATTCCGTAGATTATGTAGTGGAACCATTATTCGGTGAACAGAAGCCATACTACAACACAGCCCTTGCTAGACAATATATGGAACGATATCGTGATCTAGCACTCGAGATTAAACGATCAAATTCTTTAACTAGACTATATGATCAAGATATCTCGAAACTCGATGATAGACAACTCAAAGAGACGTTAAAAGAGTACAAAGCTGACGAGTTAAGGCTCCAAAAACAATACATCGATACGCAACAAGAAATAGCTAATACGATTAAACGTGTACCAGATGCACGTTATCGATTATTACTCACGAACTACTACCTTAATAATATTTCATTAACAGTACTGGCTACTACGTTTGAGACATCGCGATTCAATACCGGCTGCTCTTTTAGAGCAATTAAAATGGCTGTTGTTGAAGCTCTTAAACAAGTATGTGAAGTATTACAAGGTGAGCAATAATGGATAACGAATTAATTATTATTGTAGCGTTTGTATTATCTGGAATATTTGTTCCACTGTTCCTTATCAGTGTTTTTTAGAAAGAAGCGGTCGCATATTAGAGTGCGGCCGCCTTTTTAATTTTATTAGCTTTATTATTTAACATTACATCTAATACAATAATAACATTATATTTAAATAAAATTTCTAATTTGCTTCCCCTTACTTCCCCTAACTTCCCATGTAGCGCGTAATAATATAGATGTAAGGAACAATAAATTAATTCATCCATTTCTTTTCATCTACTATATATTAATTCCTACCTTACACTGTGAAAACCATATCTAAGCTTCCTACTATTTTTGCAACAATGTTTTTTTCATGATTCCTCCTTTCTAAAAAAGCTACCCTCTCTAAACAAGAGGGTTCTTTTTTTTAGCTTACTAACCAAACATACATTCGTAGTTATAGCTTAATAATAACTACTATATATATACATTTAATTACAACGAAAGAGGTGAGTTCCATCGCAATAACGCAAGACTCCCGAGGAAGAATCGTTGTGGATGGGTATACACTCACTCCCAAACAAGCCAGGTTTTGCGAGGAATATGTTTCTAACGGGAATGTTATTAATGAAGCCGTTATTAAAGCTGGTTATTCAAAATCCAGTCCATCGGTCGTTAATAACATGGGCCTAGAAAACCTTAATAAACCTGCCTGCAAGGCTTATATAGCTGAATTACAACAACGATTTAGACAAACTACCGATCATAGAGTAGCAACCATAGAAGAACGTCGTAACTTACTTACTCAATGGATATACAGCGACGACGTAAGATATAACGACAAACTTAAAGCACTCGATATCCTCAATAAGATGGATGCTGCATATGAACAACGTATCAAGATGGACACGACGATTAATAATCCGGTTCAATCCTTAACAACAGAAGAGCTTAGAGCTCTAATTGAGAAAGAACCCGATTAACTTTGCCTATGTATTTTTAATCACATACGAACACATACGAACACCAGAAGGAGGTGATACGAATTCCACAAGTAAGCCAAATGAGAATGACACCAGAGCTAAAACAACGACTTCAATACGAAGCAAGGTTAGAATTAGCTCGACGTGATTTCTTCGACTATTGCGAATTAATGGCTCCAGATTTCTATAAGCGATCGCGCCAATATCTCATTTATTTAACCTCAGTACTTCAAGACTTCGTAACACACTCCTCTAAGAAAGTATTAGTCGTATCTATGCCACCTCGTTCTGGTAAATCTAGAACAGCTACTAAATTTGTAGAGTGGTATCTCGGTAAAGATCCGACACAAAAGATAATGACGGGATCCTATAACGAAACACTATCTACACAATTCGCTAAATCGGTACGAAATGCTATTCAGACTAATAAAGCTGATCCATTTACACCGGTTTATTCGGATGTCTTCCCCGACGTAAAGATTAAGCAAGGTGACGCAGCTATGAATATGTGGTCTCTCGAGGGTCAATATTCGTCTTACCTTGCTACGTCTCCTTCGGGTACGGCTACTGGTTTCGGATGTACCTTAATGATCATAGACGACGTTATTAAGAATGCTCTCGAGGCGAATAATCAACTTACTAAACAAGCTCACTTCGAATGGTTTACTAACACAATGCTATCTCGTCTAGAAGAGGGCGGTAAAATCATTATTATTATGACACGTTGGGCGTCCGACGACTTAGCTGGACGTATTATTAATCACTTTAAAGACGATGCCGAAGTCGTATCACTTAAAGCACTTCAAGACGATGGCACTATGTTATGTGACGAGGTACTATCCCGTGAATCATACGAGGAGAAGAAACGATTAATATCTCCCGATATTTTTTATGCTAACTACCAGCAAGAACCGATCGATTTAAAAGGTCAACTTTATTCTTCATTAAAGACTTACGATACACCTCCTCAATTCGAACGTATCGAAGCCTATACCGATACAGCAGATACGGGTAGCGATTATTTGTGTTCTATTATATACGGTGTTTATCAAAAAGAAGCCTACATCCTCGACGTGATATACACGAATGATCCTATGGAGATAACAGAACCTCTCGTAGCTCGGCATTTATACGAATATAAAGCGAATATTGCTCACATCGAATCTAACAATGGCGGCCGAGGCTTTAGCCGACAAATCATTCATTATCTAACTAATACCTATAACACTAACTACACTACAATAAAAGCTTTCCATCAATCTAAGAATAAACAATCCCGTATCTTATCTAATGCTACCTGGGTTATGGAACATATTTACTTCCCGTATAACTGGCACAATAAATATCCAGAGTTTTATAAAGCGATTACTTCATATCAACGTGAAGGAAAAAACCTACACGACGATGCTCCCGATGCACTAACCGGTGTAGCCGAGAAGATTAATACACAAACACCGACATTTGAATTCGTATAAGAAAGGACCCTAATGCTAAACGAAGAATGGAACGATATCATACGTAAGCATGCCGGTATGTCCGAGTCCCAATTCGTGCAAGCAGAACTCGAAGCGTTTTTATACTCTAAGAAACGCCAAGAGATATTACAAGCACGTAACTACTATCAAGGTAAGCATAAACTACCAGAACATGTAGTCATGGACTCTAACGGCAATCCGACCGATGCTAAAGGTACGATTCCTAATAACAAGATTATTAATAACTTATTCGATGATTTAGTCGATCAAAAGACTAATTATCTATTATCAAAGCCTATCGACGTTAAATCCTCGATCGACTTAACTGACTTTTTTAATAAGAACTTCCAGCGTACTTTAAAGAATCTAGGTAAAGATGCTTATATTGGTACGATAGCGTACCTACATCCATATATCGATAATCAAGGTAACTTCAAACTAAAACGTATGAAGCCCGAATTCGTTATCCCGCTCTGGCACGACGAGGAACACGATTCACTCGATGCTTTTATTTACTTCTATAAGTTTGAAGTATATACGACACCGAAAAATAAGACTTCCTTCTACAAAGTCGAGTACTACAAACCAGAAGGTGTTACGTATTATGATTACATCAATGGAACGCTTCAGCCAGATACGACTAAGCAATCTAAACCTTATATCCAAAGAAGCGGTCTTTCTTATAACTGGCAATCGGTTCCCTTAATCTGGTTCCGATCCAATTCAGAAGAGGTACCGTTACTCTCTAAGATTAAGCCACTACAAGACGCGCTTAATCAGATGTTATCCAATTTTGCTAACGTAATGTCTCAAGACGTTCATAATACGATCCTTGTTATCAAAGGTTATGACGGTGAGAACCTAGCTAACTTTAGGGAACAATTAGCACGATATGGAGCAATTAAGATAACGTCTTCGCCGGAATTCGAATCTGGAGTTGAAACTCTTAATATCGAAGTTAACGCTTCTAACTATGAAACGATTATTAAGCTTCTTGAACGAGCTATTATCACGAATGGTCGAGGCTTCGACGCTAAAGATGATCGGATGGCTAATAATCCTAATCAGATGAACATTAACTCAATGTATTCCGATATCGATCTCGATGCGAATGAAATGGAAACCGAATTCCAGGCATCACTCGAGCGCCTATTAACATTCATTAATGCATACCTTTCATTATCTAACAAACCTATATCTAACGATACAGTATTTATATTTAATCGAGACTTACCATTAAACCAATCTGAATTAATCGATGCCTGTCGTAACTCTACTGGTATTATCTCTGAAGAAACGATAGTCGCTAACCATCCGTGGACTTTAGACACTAAAGAAGAGCTTGAACGTATTAAGAAAGAACGTAACGAGGTACTAAACAATGACGTACTGGGAACAACGCTTTCTTAATTTAAAAGAAGATGGCTTACACGTAGCACGGTCCTCATTCGAGGACCTAACTTCGATCTATGCGTATTCCTTAAATAAGTACGAAAACCAGATAGCCGGTTTCATACAACGATACGCTAACTCTAATAATCTCTCCCTTGCCGATGCTAAGAGACAGTTATCGGCACGAGAATTAAAAGACTTTAAGATAACGCTTAAACAATACATTAAGCTAGCACAACAAAAGAATTTATCCCCGAAACAAATAAAGCTTCTTGAAAATGCTTCCTTACGGGCACGTCTATCACGCCTAGAAGAATTATGGATTCATACTTCACAGTTTGTCGAAATCTTAGCACAAGAACAGCATACCAATATTAACGATGCACTAAATAAAGTTTATAACTCGACCTACTACGAAGCCGCATATCTTACACAATCGTTACAAGGTAAGTATCAAACCTTCCGACAAATCCCGAAGAAAGCCATTCAAGAAGCTATTAATACGCCGTGGAATAACCAAGATTTCTCACAACGTATCTGGGATCAACGAGATAAGTTAATCGTTAAATTACAACAAGAAATAACACGTTCCTTTATTGCTCAAGAACCGACAGAACGCATTACAGAACGCATATCTCAAGCTTGTAACGTACAAATGTCGAATGCACGACGCCTCGTCGAAACAGAAGTAGCTTACGTACAAGAATTAGCACTTAATAACACTTTTAAAGAATTAAACGTTAAACAATATCAGATACTAGCAACCCTCGATAAGCATACATCGTCAGTATGTCGTCATTTAGATAAAAAAGTAATCGATCGTACCGACTTTAAGCCTGGTATTACGGCTCCACCGTTCCATCCTTATTGTCGTTCTACGATGATACCGTATGTACCGTTACAATCACGAGCATCACGACCAGATACTAAGACGGAATATGTACCCGATATATCTTACGAGGAATGGCAAGCTACCTACGTAAAGTAGCGCCGCTAGACAACATTCATTCATTTATCTAACCCTTGTCTTTTTAAATACGCTACAGACGATAAAGAATAACGTATTAAATCCTTTAAATAACTTGTGAGATGTTACTCACGAAAATAAAACGAATTCATTATAGGAGATCAACTAACAATGACAAAAGAAGAATTACTTGCACTCAATCTAACAGAAGAACAAGCAACAGCGATCATCGAGGATTATGGCAAAAACTATGTAACAAAGTCTCAATTTAACGAGAAAAACGAAAAATATAAGCAATTAAAATCCGAGATCGAAACCACACGAAGCGAAATCAATAAACTAACCGAATCTGAAACAGCAAATGAAACACTTAAAGCACAGATTAAAGAATTACAAGAAAAAGCCGCTGAACGTGATACTCAATATGCACAACAAATTAAAGATATGCAAGTCGATAACGGTATCAATACCGCAATTCTTCAATGCGGCGTCAAGAATCCGAAAATCTTAATTTCCCTCTTAAATAAACAAGCTATCGAATTAAAAGAAGACGGCACTATCACAGGCCTTACCGAACAAATCGAAGCTTTAAAAGAATCGGATCCTTACTTATTCGCCGAATCTAAACCAGTCGGTGTCGTACCTGGTGAATCTAACGCTAATCCTAATCCTGGCATTACTAAGGAACAATTTAACAAAATGTCTTACAAGGATAGAGTAGCCCTCCAAGAAAGCGACCCGGATCTTTACACACAATTATCTAACTAATTATTTAACAATGGAGAACTATTACAACAATGGCTAACGAAACAAAACTCGCTAATATTATTAACCCACAAGTTATGCAAGATATGGTATCTGCTGGCTTGCCAAAAGCATTAAAATTCACACAATTTGCATCTGTAAACGAAGACCTTAAAGGTGTTCCTGGTGACACTATCACAATCCCGGTTTGGGCTTATATCGGTGCAGCTGAAGATGTTGCAGAAGGCGCAGAAGTAACGACTACTACTATGACTGCTTCCACTAAAACAGTACAAATTAAAACAGCTGGTAAAGCTATCACATTGACAGATAAAGCAGTTAACTCTGGTTTGGGTGACCCTGTAGGTCAAGCTACTCATCAATTATCCCTATCTATGGCCGACAAAATCGATAACGATGTTCTAGCAGCATTGGCTACTACTACTTTGGCAGCTACTTCCACTAAAGTTATTTCTTATGAAGGTGTTGTATCTGCTGTCGATAAATTAAACGAGGAAGGCAATACTGAAAAAGTTCTTTTCGTAGCTCCTAGCCAAGTAACTACTTTACGTTTGGATCCTAACTTCATCGACCGCAATAAATATAATGCCGACGTTATGATGAACGGTGAAATCGGTATGATCGCTGGCTGTCGTGTCGTTGCATCTCGTCGTATCGACGATTCTAAAGCTAACATCGAAAACTACATCGTATGCTTGTCCCCAGAAGTTGAAGACGGTACTCCAGCACTTCCAGCAGTAACTATCTATACAAAAGCAGAAGCTATGCTCGAAACTGAACGTCATGCTAAAGCATTATCCACAGACGTAGTAGTATCTGCACATTATGCTGTAGGTTTAACAAACGAATCTAAAGTCGTAAAAGCAACTTTTAAAAAATAATACGGGTTAAATAATCATGGATCAAATAAAAGAACTCATTCGGTTCACGACTCATTTTAACGTGACACCCGAATACGACAACGTTCTTCAATACATCTATGATACGGAACGGCAATTCCTTCTTAATATTCTTAACGAAGAAGAGTTGCCGTCCGAACTCTCTGGACTGCTCGACAAAAGAGTAGCTGCAAGGTTTATCGATCATCATAAAGATATCATTCTTAAAGAAGCCGACTTACAACCTATTAAACGGTTAAAAGAGGGCGATACTGAGATTGAATTCGACGGCGATAATACCTTACATTATTTAACTTCTCTCATTACTAAATGGACTTCTTTAGAAGGTACAGATATAACATGTTATCGAAAATTAAAATGGTAGCTCGTCAACATATCGAGCGTTTATACCAAGATACATGTATTCTTACTGAACAAAAGAAAGCCATTCAAGATCCTTCCACTGGCATAATTAAGAACGGCGAACTCGAAGCAATCAGTTACCCTTGTCGAGTTTCATTTAAGACTCTTCAAACTAACGATATCGTTAATAAGCTACCATCGGCTTCACAGACCGTAGTTTTATTTATTTCGCCCGACGTCGAAATTAAGCCAGGTACCGATATCGAGGTTATCCGTAACGGTCGACACTTCGCATATACAGCTTCCTCACAAGTAGCGTTATACGACACTCATCAAGAGATTCAGTTGACGCTTAAGAGTAAACATAATGGCTAACGTAACAGTCGATCTCTCCGGTTTTGAAGAGTTATTAAAGAAGACTCAAGAGCTTCAAAATAACGTATCTTCACTTAACGAAAAGATCACCGATAACTTAGCACAACATTATTTGGCAGAAGCTATAGCGAATACTCCGGTCGGAGCGATAGCGATATCGCCGGACGGTAAATACCGTTCCGAATCGGAACACATGAGACGATCCTGGGAAGCAGAACGCATTAACGATAGTACCGTTAAAGTACTTAATTCAGCTTCCTATGCATCGTACGTTAACGATGGCCATAGACAACAACCAGGACGTTTTATCCCCGTATTGGGTAAACGTCTTACTAAGTCGTTTGTTAAAGGCTTACATATGCAAGAGAAGGCAGAAGCGGCTACAAGAAGAGCTTCAGATAAGATTATGAAGAACGCGCTCGACGACTACTTAACCACGTGGAGCAAATAATGAACTATATTAATGAAATCATCGACGGCATAGCTAAATCATTATTTAACTCTTTTAAATATCCTATATATATCGACGAGATTAAATCAGATGCACAATTCCCGTGTTTCGTAATAGAGACACTTAATACAGAACAAACACATATTATGGACGTACGTTATCAAAGACGAAACGACTTCGATATTATGTTTTTTATTTCTGACGACGACTATATCGAAGAACAGAAGGTACAGATTAATCCCGTGACGGAGAGTTTATATTTCGACTTAGAATACATAACACTCTCTGACGGATCCTTACTAAACGGTATCGATATGAGTCACCGTATAACGGACGGCATCCTACATTTTAAAGTCTCTTATGAGTATCACATCTTAAAAGAGTTAAATAAAGATCCTATGCTTAATTTAAAACAACATCAAGAGGTAACAGATAATGCCAAGAACAAAGAAAACTGACGAAGTAGTAGATACTAATGCGGTAAGTGAAACTAACGAAACAACTACTGCACCAGCTGCTACTTTTACTCCAGAAGTAATTATTTCTTCTGATCGCTTTAAACAATACGCTGACTTAATTGCCGCTGTAATCGAAGATCGTGAATACAGCATCGAGGAAGTTGAAGCTTTACTACAAGATACTCTTAATAAACCAGTCATTGAAGTTTTCAATGATTAATTTTTTGAATAAAAGGAGAACTACTTTATGGCATTAGGTGGCGGCTACTGGCTATTCCAAAATAAAACATTGCCAGGTGCTTATATCAATTTCGTTTCCAAATTGAAACCATTCGCAGAAATCGTAGATCGCGGTTATGCTACAATGGCTCTTTCCTTAGATTGGGGCGAAACAGGCAAAATTATTCGTATCGAACAAGAGGAATTCCAAAAGGATTCCGTTAAAATCTTCGGCTACGATTATGCACATGAAAAAATGAAAGGTCTTCGCGACTTATTCATTAATACTAAAACTTTATATTTATATCGCTTAAACTCTGACGCAGTTAAAGCACAATCTACGGTAGCGACTGCTACATGCGGTGGTGTACGTGGCAACGATATCGCTGTCGCTATTTCTGCCGACATTAACGATGCATCTAAATTCGTAGTAACGACTTACATTAAAACAGACGACGTCGTTAAGAAAGTCGACGAACAAACTGGTCTTTCTACACCGAAAGAACTCGTTAATAATGCATATGTAACATTCAACGAAATGTCCGCATTCACAGCACAGGCAGCTACTTACCTTACTGGTGGTACTAACGGTACAGCTGTACAAGCATCCGACTACCAAAAATATATTGAATTGATCGAACCATTCTATTTCAATGTATTAGGTTATACTGGCTCCGATAATACAATTCAAAACTTGTTTATTGCATTTGCTAAACGTACACGTGAAACTACCGGTCAAAAATTCCAAGTAGCACTTTATAACAATACACGCGCTAACTACGAAGGCGTTATTTCTTTGGCTAACAAAGTAACAGATAGTGGTGCTGAACCTGGTGCTGGTGTCTACTGGTTAACTGGTGCTGAAGCATCTTGCCCGATTAATAAATCTTTGACTAACCATGTATATGACGGCGAATATGACTTCAATGTTCAATATAAACAATATGAATTAGAACAATTCATTAAAGGTGGTCAAATCGTATTCCATAACGTAGCAGATTCCGCATCTGGCAACGTAAAAGGTAACACTCGTTTGTTATCCGACGTTAATACATTTACTGAATTCTCTAAAGAACGTACTAAAGACTTCGCTCTTAACCAAGTTATTCGCGTTTTGGATAATTCTGCATACGATGTGGCTCGATTATTTAACAATTACTACCTCGGTAAAACACCTAACGATAAAGATGGTCGTATTGCTCTCTGGAACGATATCGTTAAACTTTTCGAAGACTACGCTAAAGTACGTGCTATTAAAGAATTCGAATCTAAAGACGTTCAAATCCCGACAGAAGGCGACGAAAAAGGTTCTGTAGTCGTTAACTACGAAATTAATCCGACAGTCGCTATGGATAAATTGTACGCTACTTGCTACGTGAAATAAGGAGTTAAATAATGGCAGATAAAGCTCAAACTATGTTAGCAAAAGACGTTATTCGTGCAGTCGAAGCCCGTGCTTATATGACTATCAACGGTAAACGTCGTTTGTTATTGAACGCTAAAAAAGTCACTATCAAAGTCGATAAAACTAAAGAAGAAGTGGCTATTTTAGGCCGTATTAATAAAGGCAATAAATCTACTGGTGCTAAAGGTACTGGTTCTATGACAGTATACGATAATACACCAATTTTTACTGAATTGATGCTCGATTTCATGAACCACGGTAAAGACGTATACTTCGATCTTCAAGTTACAAACGAAGATTCCGATTCCGCAGCTGGTTCTCGTACAGTCGTTATCAAAGGTGTTAACATCGATAACTTCGACCTTACATTATGCGACGCTGACGGTAAATATTTGGAACAAGACGTAGACTTCACATTCGAAGGTCTTGAAATTCCAGAAAACTTTAAAGAATTAGACGGTATGCAAGCCTAATTCATAATATGTAAATCATAAATAAGGGGCCTCATGGCTCCTTATTATTCTATACAAGGAGATTAACCCTCTATGGCAGATATCAAAAATATGTCCTTAAACGGATTCTTTAAATCTAACGCTAAATCTTTACCCGATGTAAAGGTAGTCGTATCTGAACGTTTTACCGATCAAGACGGTAATCCGATCGAATGGGTACTACATCCTATTAGCACTAAACTAGTCGAAGAAATTACGAAACGTAATACTAAGACTACTATTAAAAACGGTAAGAAAGAGTCGACTGTTAACGAAGAAAACCTTAACGCAGAACTTCTCGAAGCTGTCGTATTATATCCATCTCTTAACGATGCCGAATTGCAAGATTCTTATGGTGTATCCTCCGCTAACGAATTGTTAGGCGCTATGTTATACCCTGGCGAAACACAAGTATTAACTAGTGCTCTTCAAGAAGTAATGGCTGGTAGTAAAGCTAACGATATCGACGAATTAAAAAACTAATAGAGGAGAATCCCGAGGCATATCTCTACCATAGGGCCCTCCAAGATTTACATATACGTCCGCTCGAATTGAACTCAATGGATGAACAGGAACGCAACTTTATATTTGCTTCCCTAGCTATGAGAGAGAAAGAGCGGGCCCACATTTCTAAAGAATTAAAACGAAATAAATCAGGAGTAGAATATGTCTACACTATCTAACACGATAAAGTTAAATAACGGTGTTTCTCCTGTCTTAAAAGATATAACTCAATCGGCTGGTTCTGCTTCGTCTAGTATGTCGAATTTTGCTCAACAAGTAACACATACTGGTAATGCTGCCAATAATGCACATGGCTCTTTATCTAACCTTAAAGCTATCTTCTTAGGTTCTCTAGGTGCTAATATAGCAGCTGCCGCTATTCAAAAAGTCGGTGATGCTATCGGTCATGTATTCGATATGGCACAAGAGTTTTCATCGATTCAAGCCAGACTCGGTTTAATAGTCGGTGAACAAGGGAATGTAGCGGCGTTAAATAAAGAGATTTATGAATCGGCTCGAAGATCTCGTACTGAATATGCTTCTATGGCTGAAACAGTAGCTACGTTATCACAATCGGCTCACGATGCTTTCCCAGATCCTAAAGAAGCCGTCGATTTTGCTGAAAAAATTAACAAAGTAATGGCTATCGGTGGTACGACTGGCGAAAACAAAAAGAATGCTATGATCCAGTTAACACAAGGTTTAGCTTCTGGTCAGTTACAGGGCGATGAATTTAGAAGTATAGCCGAAAATGCTCCGATGATTGAAAACATCATAGCTAAAACTATGGGTGTTTCTCGTGGTGAATTAAAGAAACTAGCTTCTGAAGGTAAAGTTACGGCCGAAGTTATTAAGAAGGCTATGCTTGAAAATGCCGACGATATCGAAGAAGCCTATCGTAAAATGCCACACACATTCGCTGATTGGGCCACTGATATTAAGTCGGTAGCAGAATATGCATTTGCTCCATTATTCGATGCTGTTAATGACTTAGCTAATTCACCAGAATTCAGACAATTTGTCGATAGTATCGAAAATAATATCCAGTATATAGCACCTATTATTAAAAATGTATTCAATGAAATATCGTATGCATTTAAGCAAGTATTGACAGTCGGCCAACAAGTATTTGGATGGCTACAAGAAAATGCATGGTTCGTACATGGTGCTTTATTTGCATTAGCCGCTGTCGCGTTGGTATATGCCGCTAACTGGTTAGTGGCTACAGCTTCTACCGTAGCGGCTACCGTTGCTCAATGGAGTTTAAATGCTGCTATGTTAGCTTGTCCGGCGACCTGGGTAGCACTCGCTATTATGGGTATTATCGGTGCATTATATCTCGTTATCGATATGTATAACGAATGGGCCGGTACTACGTATACCGTAGTCGGTGTTATTGCCGGTGTATTCGGTGCATTATGGGCTATTATTTATAACCAAATTGCTTATATCTGGAATGTCTTTATTATTTTCGCTAACTTCATATCCGATGTATTTAATAATCCGGCTAAGGCAATACAAAATTTATTTAAACGCTTATGGAATAACTTAGTCGAATTTGCTGTACAAGGCATTAATGCGATGCTCGGCGTTATGAAACAAGTACCGTTCCTTAAAAACTTATTAGACGGT